GGCTGCGCGGGCCGGTTTTGTATATGGACCTGGACACCACAATTCGCGGCGATCTGGCGCCGCTGTTGGAAGTCGCAAAAAACAAGCGGTTCGTTGCGCTGCGGGACTTCAATCCCGATCAAAGGGACATGGGCTCAGGTCTGATGGCCTGGAACGGCGACCTGTCGTCCCTTTATGATGAATTTTCCAGCGACCCGAAGGCGCACATGGATCAATGTCGGTCGCGGCGGTGGTTCGGAGATCAAGGTTTCATTGATCGCCACGTTGGCGAGCGCGAGCACTGGCAGACGCTCATTCCGGGGGCGGTGGTCAGCTACAAGAAACACTGCCAGAACGGAGTGCCGGAAGGCGCGCGTGTGGTCTGCTACCACGGGAAGCCAAGGCCTTGGGAGGTCGAAGAATGCGAGTGATCCGCCTGACAGACCCTTCCTTTGAGCCGGTTTCGGTGAGCGAGGCAAAAACTCATTTGCGGCTGGCCCCTGATGAGGGCGATGATCTGGAAATCATGGGCTTTATCTCTGCATCAAGGCGGAGGGCTGAGGATTATTGTAACCGGGCTTTTGTGTCGGCGTCGTGGGCTGTCCTGTTTGATGGTGATTTGCCCGTTGGCGATGCGATCCTGTCGGTTCCGATGCCGGATGTATCGGATGTCACTTCGGTAAAATATCGCGATCTGGATGGCGTCGTTCAGACATGGGCATCTTCGGCCTACAGCTTTGATGGCGAAAGGAAGGAGCTGCGCCCCGTTGACGCGTGGCCAGACGGGACGCAGTTAAGGGTCGAGGTTGTGGCTGGATCAAGCAATCCTTACAGCGTGCCCGCGCCTGTAAAGTCCGCGATCTTGAACTACATCGGCGAGGCCTACGACAACCGGCAGGCAGGCAACTTTCTGGGCAAGAAATACGAGCTAAATCCCGGTCCTGTAGTGCTGCTGCAGCCGTACCGCGAGCGGATGGGTATGTGATGAGACCCGGCGCACTCGATCAGCGGATCACGCTGCAGCGATACACGACAACGGCAGACGGTGGCGGGGGCGTCACGCGCACGTGGTCCGATCTGGCGACGGTCTGGGCCGGTGTCATGGCCAAGTCGGGGCGCGAAAGCCTTGAGGAAGGGCGGATCAACGCGACATTTGCTGTCGTGTTCACGATCCGGAACCGCGACGTGCGGGAAACTGATCGGATCATCTGGCAGGGCGAGAATTACAACATCCGGGGCGTTCTTCGTGAAGGCGGGCGTGCGATGTATCTGCGCATCGAGGCCGAGCGCGGGGCGGCTGACGCATGAAGATGGAAATCAAGGGCATCGAGGACGTGAACCGGGTTCTGGCCCATATCGCGCCGCGTGAAGCCAAGAACCTGATGCGCGCCACGACTGCCGATCTGGCCAAGGGGATCGCCCAAGACGCAAAGGACGCTGCCCCGCGCGATGAAGGCGATCTCAAGAAGGGCATCGGCCACAAGCGCGCGCGCGGTGATCGGCAGACTGTCAAGGCGCAGGTTCTGGCAAACCGCAACGGCGGCACGTTCTATTGGCGGTTCCTTGAGTATGGCGACGGCCCGGATGGGGTCGAGCACGCCTTCTTTCTCAAGGCTCTGGAAAAGGCCCGCACCGATATGAATGCCCGGTATCTCAGGGTGTTCGTGGACAAACTGGAAAAGCGCCTTGTGAGGCTGAGAAAGGCGTAAGCCATGGCTGCGGAGTTTGAAATTCAGAAGGCGCTCTATGGCGCCGTTTCCGGGCTTGGCATCACCACCTATGACAGCGCACCGCAGCAAGCGGACGGCGGATCAAATGCGGTTTTTCCATATGTAGAGGTCGGGGAAATCATCCTTTCGGAGTTCGACGACAAGGGCCTGAACGGCTTCAACTTCCTGGCCCGCGTTCACACGCGCAGCCGAAGCGCCTCCATGAAGGAAGCCAAAGATATCCAATCGCAAATGTATGGACGGCTGCACAACGGCACGCTCTCCATCACCGGCTATGACTTCATCCTGCTGTTGCGGGAGTTCAGCGATGTGACCCGAGTAGCCGACGGGTCTTTTCATGGCGTCTGCGAATATCGCGGACACATTCAGCAAACAGGAGACTGAGACAATGGCAGCAGTGGCAGGCCGCAAGGTCAAAATCTATGAAGGGGACACCGCGACCGGCACGCTTGTTGCAGGCGCGCGCTCCGACAGCATCACGATCAACAATGAAGCGATCGACGTGACAGACAAGGGTGACGATGGCTGGCGGACGTTGCTCAACGACGCCTCGGTTCGGTCTGTGGAGATGACCGTTTCCGGCATCGTGAACGGTGACAGCCTGATCGCCAAGTCGCTCGGCGCGACGACAAGCCTTGTCGCAGAATATACCATCGACATCGACGGGATCGGGTCAGCGGCTGGTGACTTCCATTTCTCAAGCATGGAGATCACCGCGAACCATGACGGCGCGGCGGAGTTCACCGCGACGATCGCTTCGGCTGGCCCGATCACCTGGACAGCCGCTCCATGAGCCGTGACGTAGTTCTTCGGTGGAAGGGACAGGAATACCGGATCCCTGAAAACCGTGCATTTGAGGCGGGTGCCGAACTCGAAGAGGTTGTGACCCTCGCGGAATTGCAGTCGTTCGGCAACCGCCCGAAGTTTTTCAAGATCGCGCGCGCCATGGGCGTCCTGCTGCGTTTTGCGGGAGCCAAGGTTTCTGACGCTGAGATCAAGCGCGAGATCGATGCGTCGATCAATCGGGTAGTCGCCCAAGGTGAAGCGACGAAAGGCGAGGCCAAAGAGATTTACGCCGTGACGGCGATTTCTCAGCTTGTCGAGGTTCTGTTTGACGGCGCGGCGGATGCTGACGGCGGCGAGGGCACTTCGCCGGGGGAGACTACCGCTTCGTAAAGTCTGCGTTTCAATTGGCCGTCCGTCAGTTCGGGGTTTCGCCGTCCGAATTCTGGCAGATGCGGCCCCGCCATTTTTGGTGGCTGCATGAAACGCTTGATGATGGCTCTGCGAAGCGCGGGCGACTTTCGGCGAGTGACCGCAAGGGCATCTTGGAAATGCTGAACGGCAATCCGAAAAATGGGGGCTTCTGGTGAGCAAGACTGTCGGCGAAGTCGCCATTGATGTCACAGCGGATATCGGGCCTCTGGTCAAGAGCATGGGGCGCGGCAAGCACGCCGTGGGCCAGTTCGGGAATAAGGTCTCCGGGATGGATCGGCGGCTCGCTGCATCGCGCAAGGGGCTGCTGGCGGTAGGCAAGGCCGTGGGCATGGTCAGCGCGGCTATGACGGCGGCTGTGGGCGCGCTTGTGGCCTTCGGGCAGCGTCAGGCCGGGGTGATTGACGAAAACGCCAAGATGGCCCGCTCTCTGGGCCTGACGCACGACCAGTTCAAGGCCATGGCGTTCGTGGCGGAAGAGGCTGGCGTTTCCACTGAAAACCTTTCCACGTCTCTTGGCATGATGCAGCGCAACATGGTCGAAGCGGCGCAAGGCACTCAGGCGCAGGTGGACGCGTTCAACACGCTCGGGATTGCAATCAGCGATCTTGAGGGCCTAAGCCCTGATGAGCAGTTCGAGCGGATCGCGGACGCCTTGAACGGCATTGAAGACCCGGCGGTTCGGACTGCGACGGCGATGGACGTGTTTGGCCGTTCGGGCCGTGGCGTGATCAACATGCTGGACGGCTACAGCGCAAAGGTCGATGAAGCGCGGGCTTTCAACGAGAAATTCGGCCTGTCGGTTTCGGAGATAGATACGCAGTCGATCGAGCGGGCAAATGATGCCATGGCGCGGATCGGCACGGCGATCAAGGGCGTAGGCAACATGATTGCCAGCTACACCGCGCCGCTGATTACCAAGATGGCGGATGCGTTGCTGGACAGCGGCATTGACGCCGAGTCCTTCGCGGCGGCGGGGCAGGCGGCCTTGGCCATTGTCGGCGGCTCGATTGATCTGGTGCGCAAGGGGATCATGGGGCTGCAGGCCGCGTGGAATTTCGCCAAGGGCGCCGTGTTGCAGTTCGGTGCATCGGCGCTGAGTGCGCTTGAACCTGTCGGCAAGGCCGTTGACTGGATTTTGGAGCGCATGGGCCAGGCAGGCGGGCGGGCACAGAACCTTGCCGACGAAGCCGCGGCCCTTCAACAGCAGGCCGACGCGGCTTTCGGCGCTGCTGGCGAGAATGTCGAAGCGCTGGAAAACTTCGAGAAGACAGCCGACGCGATCAAGCGCATCCGGCAGGAGGTTCTTGACGAATTCGCGGCTCAAGGCCCGATCGACCTTATGGGCGGTGATCGTCAGTATGGCGACGAACGGGGGTTCAATACCAGCGGCGGCCCGAATGCTACAGGCGGTGGTGGCGGCGGGGCAGAGACACCCGAGATTGAGGCCCTGCTGACGCAGCTACAGACGCAGCGCGAGATTTTGGACGCGTGGTACCTGGAAAGCCAAGAGAAGCTGCTGAACGCCAGCGAGGCCGAGCTTGAAATTCTGGGCGGCTACAACGAGGCGAAGCTGAGGCTTGAGAAAGAGTATCAGGACCGGCTTGGAAAGATCAAAGAGGCCGGGAACAAGAACCAGCTTCAAGAAACGCTGTCAGGCGGCGCACAGATCCTTTCGGCTCTAGGCGAGACTAATGAGAAGGCGCTGAAAATTTCGAAGGCGTTTGCCGCAGCGGAGGCTTTTGTCAGCGTCATGAAGGGCGCGGCTAAGGAAATGGAAAAGGGCATCATTGGCTTTGGCACGGCGGCTGCAGTTGTAGCCAAGGGCATTAGCTTCGTGAGCGCCATTCGCGGCGTGAGCGCCAGTTCCGCCGGCGGTTTTGCTGGTGGCGTTGGCGGTTTTGCCGGTGCGGCTGCTGCCCCTGCCGCCCCGCCGCCGCCTGTAAATGAGCAGTTCTACAACGTGAATTTGACCGGCGAAGGCCCGATCGGTCGGGACAGCATTCGTGGGCTGATCAATCAGCTAAACGAGGCGATCGAAGACGGTGCCGTGCTCAAGGGCATCGTCGTTACAGGCTAAACGCAGAGGTAGAGGTATTCCTTGGTCGCGTCTGAAATCAGGCGGGCCGAGGCATACTTGGCAGTTTTTCCGGCAGCGCCGCACACCTCTTGCGCCTTGACGTCTTCGGCGGGCGAGGGCGGGCTTGACGGCTCAAGGCCGGGGGCCTGAATTTTGACGGAGTGGCCGTTGTAGTCGGCCACGACTGGCTCCATCGACATGCATCCCGCCAGCCCCGCAAATCCGGCCAGCGCGACAATGGGAATGATCTTCATGGGTATTCCTTCCAAGCTGCAATGCACCGAGGATAGTCAATGAGCGTGATTTTTTCCACAGGCTATTCCCTTCCCTCGGGTGACGAGCCGATCAACAACGCCCGGATCGCCCATGCGCGCAACTGGCTGACCGGAGGCACGATCACTGCGAGCACGACCGCGACGGACTATTTCGCGGCTGGACCGGACAACAGCCTGACATATGAAAAATGGGCACCTTCCGCCCTTCCGGCAACATGGGAATATGACCACGGCAGCGCAGCGGAATGCGACTATTGCTGCATTGCAGCCCACACGATGGGAACTAACGGCAACAGCCTAACGGTGCAGTATTATGACGGCGCAGCGTGGCAAGACCTCTGCGCCTCCACAGCAATCACCACTGATGAACCGATTATGGTGATATTTGAGCCGGAGACACGGCAACGGTGGCGCATCAGCATCAGCAGCGGCACGGCACCAGAGATCGGCGTCATCAAATTCGGAAGCGCGATGCAGATGGAGCGTCCGCTGTACGGCGGTCACGTGCCGATCCCGATGGCACGCCAGACTATCATGCGCAGCAACTACAGCGAGACGGGCGAATATCTGGGCCGTGTGAAACAGCGCAGCTATCTGACGACAGAATATTCGTGGCAGTATCTGACATCATCGTGGGTGCGGTCAAACTGGCCCAGCTTCCAGCTTGCGACAGAGACAGAGCCGTTCTGGATCGCATGGAGGCCATCGAACACTGGCAACACCGACAACCAAAACGATGTGGCATATGCGCAACTGGATGAAGTGCCGATCCCGTCCTACACTGGCGTCAAGAACTACATGGAAGTCAGCATGAGCGTCAGAGCGCGAGGGTATGAATAATGCCCACCTACCCAACAGGCCGTGAGCCTGTCCAGATCGTTGAGATATTGCAGCCGCGCTGCGCAAATGTGTTCGGTGTGTCTCCCTGCACGGCTACAGGCACGGCAGATACCAAGTGCTACAACACGCGGGCGACCTGTCAGGATACGGCGAACTACGCCCTTGGCACGCCTCTGAGCC